TTCTTAACAATATGCCGGTCAAATGATTCAAACTCCGTAAAAAATTTGCAATCAGGAAAATATGAATCCAGAAGCCCAACAGAATCATGAGGGTCAAGCGCAACCACCAATTCATTTCCTGTATTTTTTATTGCTTGCATATGTCTTGAAGCGACATAACCAGCGGCTCCTATGAGTCCAAATTTTGCCATTTTATTTCCTTAATTTTTTTCTAAAATTTCATTATCAGGCGCATATTTAAAGAACCGGGCCGGATTCCCTAACCATAATTGACGGGGCGGGATATCTTTTGTAACAACAGAACCCACACCTATCATGGCATTCTCCCCAATAATTACTCCGGGAAGGACACTGACATTGATACCGATCCGGGCGGCACGTCTGATTGTGTAGCCTTTTATTTTAAGAGGGTAATTCCTACCATGTACAATTCTGGGCGTATTTGCTCCTACAAAAAACATGGCAATAAATACATCTTCCTCAATTAGAACGTCTTTGGTTATATGACATTGGGAGTGGATTAATACCCTGTCCTGAATTTCGCATTCGCCCTCGAATACACTTAAATGGCCTATTGTGCAGTCATTACCAATGATAGTTCCGGGCCTTAAAACCGTATGATGGCCGATAAAAGTGTTGTCTCCTATTATACAATCTTTTTCAATGACTACGCCAAATCCAAGCCTTACATTTTTACCAAATTTTGTAGAACAGTGAATTGGACCGATTCCTTCAAGAGCGTCTTTCCATTCACTTCCATATGCTCTTTGTGTTTCAGTCATAATTTAATCCTTTTTAATCAAATAGTTTATTTAAAATCTTTTCAAATTGTTCCATTCGATTAATTATGCTGTGATTTTTACGGGTAAACGTCATCCCGGCTTTTCTGATAATGTCATAGTTTTGTGGGTCTTGAATACAGTAGTTTATTTCGTTGAATACATTTATCTTATTTATTGGGAGGTAATGTTTGTAAGGAATAAGCCCTATTTTTTTGAAATCCTCTGTTTCGTTGACCAGTAATAAAGATCCGGTAGCCATAATTTCAAAGCATTTTGCCAAGGCATAATTAAAAACGGAAGAAGTCGATACGCAGCAAAGATAGGAATGGAGTAATCGAGCATAATCATCTCTTGCATATACTGGAGGTCTGTAATCTATATTTGCACGATACCTATTATCAACTATAAAAGACCGGAGAGGATAAACTGGGTGATAAATAGACCCGCAAAGCAGACATTTATTTTTCGGGGTTTGGTTAAATGGTAGCTGAGCATACCGATTATATGGAGAGAAAAAGTGAGGAAAAAATTCATATTTTGATAAAAATTGAGGATACATTTTTACAAAATATTCATGAGTAAATGATAATATTGAATCGCATCTTTCAAATGTTTTAACCTTGTTATCCAGGCATAATTGATTCTCATAGCATTGCAGGTCGCCAGTGAACATAATCAGCTTTGTATTTTTATTCAGATCAACAAGCCCCGGTATTAGGTTTGGTCTATTATGCAAGGGTACAGCAAACATGATAACCACATCTGTATTGGCAGGCACGTCAACTTCATCGGCAAACTTCATATCAAAGCCATATTTGTGCTTAATCCCATAAAATAAAGGAGCGAATACAGAAGTGGCAGTGGCTTCAGGAACCCATCTGTCTCTATGTGTTTCATAAAACTTTGGAATGATTATGACTCCATTCATATTTTTTCTCCATAATTGATAACGCCCTGTATCATAGACGCACGTCTTTTTACGCATCCTTGCAAATGCGTTTGTTGGGAATCTCTTCCAATATTATTCGTTCGATAATCTTTATTGAAGTGGATTGGACGGTTTTTAAAAAAACAATTCCATAATGCTCCATTAAATGAGTTAGTAGTACAGCTTTTGCCTTGTCTGAAAAAGACGGCTCGTTAATATAAAAGTTACCAAACATTTGTAGTGTAAAAATCTGACCACAGTGTTTACATTTAAATTTATTGAACGGAGAATCATTTGGGTTTGTAGATGGCCAAATCTCACTTCCATAGGTTTCAATGAATTCGTCAAATACTGATTTCATATTTTTTCTCCATACACCAAATAAAATTTCTTTGTTCCGACTCCAGGAATAGTTTGGCCTTTAATAAAAGTAATAATTGGGCTATATCGTTGTATAACACTTTCGCGATTTTGAAACCATCTGACATGAGCTATATCGTCCTTGTTTGGAACGGAGAATATAATTTCTTTTCCTTTCGGGATAGCTTCGATTATAGCCAAATCATTAGTCAAATGCTCAAGGGTTTCCAGACAGATGAAAACATCATAATCCAAAAACTTTTTTTGTATGCTTTCATCATAAAGACTTCCCACTTCAAATTGATATGAAGGAACTCGTTTTATAGCCCATTCCACACATGACTTTGAAAAATCCACTCCCCAATAATTTTTATATTTTTTCCTGTATAAAAATTCAGCAAACAAGCCCGGTCCACAGCCCAGTTCTGCTATTTTTATATCTGTATCGACAGGCAATAATTCAATGGCTTTGTCATAAAGATTTACCCAATATGGGCTCAGGGGATGATCTGAATAGGTGTCATAATATTCGGGACCTAATTCTTTTCTCATAATTTATATCTCCTATTTAATATTCCTCAAAAATTTTTCTTTGTTCTGGTTATGGAGCTCGCTATCAATATAATTTATCAGGGGCTCTCGCCAAGTCTTTCCATAAGTATAATTCAAATATTCAATATTATTTTTTGGAATCCATACCGATAAATCATAAAACATATCTCTCATTTGTGGCACTAATAAATTTTTGGGCATTTCAAATAATAAATTCGATGGTTTGGATGAATAGTTGCAATACACAAAATTTTTATATTCGTTTATGCCTTCATGCCAAAGATAAAAACATATGTTAATATCCTTATATCTAAGCCTTAATTTACCACCAGCATTTTTTTTGCCAGACCCTACAAATTTAAAAATATTTTCTTTTGTAAATTTAGGCGAAAATCTGATTAAAAAACCACTCTTTTTTAGATCAGATATTATGTTATCGTTCCAATATTTATACTCCATTCCAAGATCTATATCTCTATCATACGATATAAATCCTTTATCTCGTATACACCCTAATAATGTTCCATTTTGTATCCATATTTTTGCACCATTTTTATTCCCAATATCGGTAATCGATTTAATTATTTCTTTCCCATCTGAAACATTTATATATGGATAATCCATTATAATTCCTTGTGCAATTTAGTAGATGAAATTCCTTCCGTGTAAGGCACTTCAATTAATTCTCCGCCCCATTCAGACAATACTTCAATAACCTCCTGCCGTGTATTTTTTTGAGGCCCATTTCTCCAATCGTCGGCATGGATAACAAAATCCGGTTTTATTCTTTCCAGATTTTTTTTATAGCTCAAAGTATTTTGTGAAACGACTTTATTCACACCTTTGATATTTTCTATTATGGTTTTACGATGTTTATAAGATAAGGCCGGGATTCTCTTATATGATTCAATGGCCTCGTCTGTTAGTAGGCCGATAATTACTTTGCCATATTTTTTTGCTTCTTTGATAATATTAATGTGACCGTGATGAAGTAAATCAGCAGCCATTCCGGCGTATATTTTTTTCATGGCCTCTTTCCATTTGCTCAATTTCCAAGATTTTTGCAAAATCGCCTCGCAGCCTATTAGCGTGACATTCCCCACAGATTTCTTTCCGGCGCGACCACGGCTTATTTCTGTCCGGGACTTCCGCCTCTTTTTGTCTGCATATTTTACATTTCATGATAAATCTTTCATATCATCTTCTATTTTAAGAATTTTAGGCCACAAGTTTCCATCCTTGCTACACCTGCCGGTAGTCCATGTCGATATTTCCCGGCCACCTCTTTTATACACAAAAAACTCTTCGTGATTTTTTACTATGTTAAGCCGCCAATCAATTCCATATTGGCAATTGAGATAATCATTCATATGGTTTGGCATAGGATATTTATCCCCAAGGAAATCCACCATTTGAGGTTTATCATACCAGCGGGCTTTATCCACAAATTTCAATCCCGGAGTAGATTTTGGGAAAGCTTCATAATAATCCCCATTCTTATGAAACAGCCATCCATTGAATGTGGTTTCCCGTGTAGCAAATATGAAATCAGTCTTCTCATTTCCAACTTGAAATCCTACTGCCCGCAATGCATTGAAAAGTTGTAGTAATTGTTGATCTGTTATCTCAGTAACAACCGCCATATCCACATCAGTATCCCAGGCCATGATATCTTTATATCGGGCATATCCAAGTACAATGCCGTCTGTAATGACCCAGGGGATTCCTACAAAATCAAAAGCTTTCTTACAGGCTATTAAGTCCGATTTTATTTTTTCTTTCATGTCCATTTGATTGTTCAAAATTTCTTCCTCCATTGTTGACACCAGTAATAAAATTTAGTCGGAATAGGGAAATATTTGCAGGTCTTATCCAGCCTTAAAAAACTACAATTGCCGCAATACCTGCCAGGCTTTTTTGACAAAATTCTTTTTAAACGCTTTCGATTATTTCCCATACTCGATCCTTGATATTTTTTCGGGTTCTGTTAACTGCAAAATGTTCTTTCATGTTATCTTCAAATTTAATTGTGCTGATTTTGTCTTCCTGGAGATTTTGAATAAATGCTTCAAACCGGTCTTTCCTGTTTTGAGCATCTTTGGGGGTTTCTTTCAGCACATCTTTTTCAATGGGTAGATAAACAGGTTTAATGTCATTAGATTCGCTATCATATAAATATACACGGGGCCGGTGATCAACTTGATCCGAATTTGACCGCATCATTGATCCCGGATTGACCAATAGTTTGCCATGGGATTTGACTACAAAAGGCTTATGATTATCCCCGCTAAGAATGAGGTCAAATTTATTTTTTCTCAATAATGTTTTTGCTGTTGCCCCTTCTTGACCTTTATACTCCGGTTTATCTTCAATCACCATTTGATGAGTCAGGGCGATATTTGGAACTGCATGGCCACATGGTTGTGTAATTTTAATCCCCCAAGGGAAACCATAAACATTTATTTTCTTACCCATGATATTATCCCCTTTTAAAACAGTCGTAACATCTGTCATATCAGATACACCCATTGGGGATTCGTCAAGTTTATCCAATTTATGATTTGGAAGATCGTGCTGTCCGGGAAGACAAATTATATCAGCATCATATTTTTTTATGGCTTTGACAAACCAGGAATACAACGGCCAAGGCCATGTGGACCTGTGCCCCAAGTCCCCGGCAATAAGAATAGGGCAATGATGTTCGCTCCCAAGGGCAAGAATAAATTCAAATTTCTTTTTCATTGCTCCGGTAAAATCATCAATTCTATTTCTTGGGGTGTCTGATCTCAAATGATTGTCTGCGCATAATATTGCATCAACATCCATCACCTGGCTCCTTGATTCTGTGGTCATCAATATCTGCTATCATTTCTATATTGTATCGGAGTTCAATGGCGCATTTTGAAAGACAAGAGAAAATCTTCCCTAATTCATCTGCAAGTTCGCTTCGTTTTTTCAGGGATATGATTTCGTTGCTATTATTGCAAATGTCATGAATTTTAATTGCTAAACTGGAGCTGTGACCGAGTAACCCGTTTGAGGCAGTATGCAGAATGGTCATATCCCCTTTTAAAATCTGTTTTCTGGTTTTCGGATCAATGGTAAACATCAACCCGGTTTTAATTGTTTTTGACATATTAATTTATCCTTATATCGTTTTTAATTAAAACGCATCAACCTCATGACAATTCTGATCCCGATATTGTCCTCTGAATCTTATAAAAGTTTCAACTCTCTTTTCGTGGTCAAGTATCGGCCGTCTTAATTTTTTCATTTTTTCTGTAGCATATTCCCATTCATCAAATACTTCTTGATTTTCAGCTACAATAATATTTATTTTGGGCAGGCCAGGAATAGTAAAATAAAAGCTGGCATAATGTTCATTGACTTCTTGTATATCTATATTATTTACTAACAAAAACTGTCCAAGTATTTGAACATGATCGCTTCGTATGACTACATCTAAATCAGAATTTTCGGATACAGGGCCATATGCTCTGGTACCCGTAATAAGGCATTGAGGTTCCATTTGTTTATCCTTTCTCACATAATGGACAGCGTGATGGCATTAATTTATGAAAGTTATCCTGGGCTGTTTTTAATTGTAATTTAAAACGAGTACATCGTTTTTTATTGGCTTCAATCTGTTCAACCAAATCCAAAATAGCGTTATATTTTTTCGTTTTCTTATCTATATTATAGTTTAAATCAAACATTATTTTAAATTTTCTTTTTACTTCCGGGCCAGGCAATCTTTTAAGCCGGGATTGGGCTGCTTTGATACGGTTAATAGCATCTACAATAAGGCTTATTTGGCGAGATTTAAGCGATCTTTTTTTATCTATACCTAAGTATAGGTTTAACTTTTTGCCTGCGATTTTGACCCAATCCCTGTCTTTGAGCAAATCTTGATTCATTTTAATTTTATGGATTGAGGCCGATATTTTAGCCTTCGTTGCCCTGGTGGAATTTATTTTGGATTGAAGATTTTTCAGCCCGGTCAAATACCCATCTGCCTTATTGATCCATTTGAATTCTTTCTCTTCCTGGCTCTTGCCTTCCAGTTCTGCTTCCAATCCGTTGATTGATTGTTTTTTTCTTTTTACTTGTAAGTTAGCTTCATCAACAGATTTTTGCATCTTCTCAAGATTAGCCATTTTGTTGATGTATTGGGCCACCTTTCCGGAGGTTTGGGAAATTAAAAAATGGGCATCTGGTTGCCGGTGAATATTAATGCTTTGGATATTAAATATTTTTTGAACATCTTCTGGGACACCCTGGCCGAAAGCATGATAAGGTTCTTCCTTATCGATCTGATATGTGTTGGATGATTTTGTTCTCTTTCTGATTACTTTACGCCCATCAATTCCTATCTCAACAGAAGTGGGTTCTTTACCCGCCCACCAGGAGACATATTCATCCCCAGATGGATTGTTAAAAATGCACCAATCCAGGGCTTTCATTACTGCGGATTTACCGGTATCGGAATCACCAATAAGATCATTGACGCCAGGGCTGAATGGGATCATGGTATCTTTATGCGACAAGAAGTTTTTTATTTTGATGTATTCGATTGGCATATTATTCCTTATATGTCGTCAAAAATAATTGGTAATTTTTCTTTCAACTCTTTCATGCAGGGTATCATTAATGCTCTCATTTGTGGGTGAGCAGCTTTTGAACAACGCAATTTAAAAATATGCCGCCATTCACGGATATTTCCTTTGACGATGATTTCTGTTTTTAATGCATTGGGAAGAACTTCACGAGCTTGTTCTGGTCGCCAGCCTAAATGTAACAAGGTTTTGTAATCATTTTCACTTTGAATACATGACCACATAAAAGCAGTATCGGCCTTATCATTAAATTCTTGTACGGGAACATTATATATTCCACATTCAAAATCTGTCCATACAGGTCGGATGAACTCAATATTATCTCCACCATAGTTTACATACCTTGTGGATTCTTGCGCAAAGCTGCATAAACGATGCCTAACCATTTCATGCGTGACACCACGATTTGTAATAAATCGAATGGTAATATCTCCAAATTCGATCATTGCATGATGCCCACGAGAAATAAGCATTTCTACAAATTTTTCAGCAGATTCTACTGTGATTTTATCTTCGGATTTGTAGCAGGTACGACCTGCTGTTTCGATAGCCAAAAGTACGTTTTCTGGAATACTTAAAATTTCATGTGATTGTTCAATTACTTTCATTTTCTTCTCCTTTTATAATTCAGCAGCATGTCTTTGTTGTGTATGTTTTACACCTTTTTTGTATCCTTTGGATTCGCCCCTTTTGACGGCTTTTTTTATGCAATAGGAGCAGTTGGGAAGAGTCATTGCAATTTTGAAATTATTATCTAAAAGTTCTTGAAAAGATATATTACATTCCTTGGTGATATTCCCGCAGCCCTCACAATATAAAATGATATTAATATCAGTATTTTTATCTGTATTTTTCATGGATTAATCTCCTTTCAAATTTTTTACTTTTACATATGAAATAGCCATGTCAAGGCATTCTCTTCTTGTTGGGGCTTCGAATGTTTCTGAATGTCTATCCTCACAATATCCAACCCATATTTGTAATTCTTCATAAGTTTTGTTACCGATGAATCCTTGCCATTCTGTTATATGAGACAGCTCAAAATCAAGTCTTTCTGTGTCTGTAATTTTGTGTTCTTCTGTTTCTGGATATCTTGCTTTTTCATTTTTATGAATTTGCGTTTTAATGGCTTCCTCAAAAGCTTTCATATGCGGTTCTATGGGTTTTTCTTCCCTTACTACTTCAAATCTGAACGCTTCCTTATGCGAGATTAAAGATACAAGCTCGGTACGGCCCAGTTTACTTATTTCCGGGAAAGCATCGCCGGATATTAGCATCAGGTATTCTCCCCAAACTTTATTACCATGTTTGTTGATAGACGGCTTAATATCTTCAATTTGCCAGTCAGTCGGAAGATTAAGAGCACTTTCAATAAAGCTGTGTGTTATTCTCACATATCCTTTTTTCATATTACCTCCTGCTGAAAAAATTTTTAATTCGATCAATTGCGATCAATATGGGGTTTTGGAATTGTCGTTTAAAAACAGGCAATTTAGATAGTAAGAATTCACTCTGTTCGGTATTTGCTCGTAATTGGATATCACTTAATATTTTCCATATAATTTCTTCCAGATACGGCTCTATTCCTTTGCTGGAAATATTTATGGCAGTTTCTTTTTCCGATTCTATGGTCCTGACCTTTGCTTCCATAAAACGAATAAAACGAATTTGTGTTTTGATTAATTTCTTTTGTAGAGCAAGGATCTTTTTTCTCCGTATAAAATAATTTATGATTTTTTTCATATTACTCCTTAAAAACAAGCCGTCGCATATCTTGTAAATGGTTATCTTGTTTCTGGTCTGCCGGGTTCTTGCCGCTTTCTATTTTCATCTACGACTAATTTGTTTATTTCGCCCCAGTCAATTTTGTTCAAAACATCAACAACGTCTTTCATTGCTGATGCCAATTCTTCAAATGATACTTTTCCTGCATTTACAGCCCGATTTAAAGTTTCTATGGTAATTTTATCTTGCTCTTTCATGATTATTTTTCTCCGGGCATCGTAAAAGTATCGCCCTGCCGTCTGACATAAATATGCCCCTTTTCAAAAATAGGTAATATTAGCGGTTTATCAGAATCTTGATTTGCCAGGGCATGAAAATAATCGGCCAGCTTTTCAAATGCACTATCAATATTTTCCGCACTGAATTCAGCATCCGCTTTAATTTCAAATCTTTTCATTTACCTTCATCCTCCTTTATAATATTGTTGCCGTCGCCAGTAGGCTATCAGGGCCGCAGCACATCGATCTGTTTTAATGCCTCCCCTTGGCCCTGAAAAATGAGACCTGTTATCTGGAAATATCTGAATGGCGGCAGCCAGATGAGCTTGTGCTTTTGCTCTGGCATCTTCCTTTTTTGAATCATTCTTTTTATAACGATTTTTGAAGATTAATCCCTTCATCCATTTTTGTGGGGTAGGCCGGAGAAAACTGATATTATACGATGCCAAACAGCCTTTCCAAACTCCAAAGTTTTCGCCGAAAGTAAACATTGATGTAACTCCCTGGCCGGGCATAGCATGAACGTTTTCCAGGGCAGCAAATATTTTGTACTTGTCTTTATCCCACCAGGAGCAATAATCCTTTATGATTTTGGCACACAAGAATTCGTTTCCGGGATAATCTTGCAAATCAATCACTTCCATATTTTGATCGATTGCACATATTGCCCCTGTTGCCCCTGGGTCTATGCCGACAAATATTGGCGTTATAAAGGTAGGTTTCGGGTAAAAATCGCCTTCTTGTGGTGCTCCCAATCGGGTTCTTTTCCGTTTCATCAATATTTCCTTTTCCGGTCAGAAAGTTTGATATTCTCCTCAATATCGTGCCAGGTCTTGCCGCAGAGCTTTTGAATATCCCTTTCGGCATTATCCCTTTCAATGATCTGCACCCAGTCTTTTTTTAAATGTTTTTCATCGTTGTCCCCGAATCCTGGGGCGGTAATATATGATTGTTTAGGCGGCTTCTCCCAAGTTTTTGTAATGCATAAGTAATCGATGCAAGATGAGATATCGTCAACCCCATAATCATAATATACGTCAAACTGAATATCTCTTACTTTTCCAGTTATTTTGTTTTTGATGACTTCTGCTTTTATGCTATTGCCGATTTTAAGATCATATTTTTTATTTTTTATAACAGTGGATTTATTTAACCATACCTGATGAGAGGAATAAAAAAATGGGGCATTGCCTCCTGATGTGGTTGTTTGTTTTCCGAATACCACTCCTATTTTCTGACGGATCTGTTGGACGATGCATAAAACAGAATCGGTCTTTTTTAAGACCCCATTTATCATCCTCAGAGCTTCTCCCATTATTTTTGCTTTTTCTGTTTTGTACGATCCTTTGATTTCTTTCAAAGATGCCGGGTCTTTCATCCGTTTTAATGCAGCAGCATATTCTTTTTCAAGTTCTTCATCGGTGGTCAAAGCATCCATTGAATCCAGAACATAGATAAAGGGCTTTTTGGCTTTACATTTAGTCAGAATATGGGTTTTGAAATCTTGTATAGTGTTGGAGTAAACAGGCATATTTTCATTGTCATATCCACCCGGCGGAGCTAAACGATTTTCCAATTTGCCAAAGAGATATTTTATATCAAATGATAAAGCCTCTTCTCCGTCATCATAAATAAAATCATATGAGTCAAATCGTTTATTATCTGCCATTTCGGCCATACAGGTTAGCATCAATATTGTTTTTCCAGATGAGGATGATCCCGGCATGGTAATTATTTTTCCCAGCCGATATGCTCCGAAAGGATTGTCAGAACAAGCCAGATTAAGCATTGTTGATCCGGAAGGGATTAACAACCTTGATGCTATTTTAGGTCGGGTTGATTTGATTGACTTCTCAATGTCCCTGACAATCTGTGTTGGACTTGACACCCTTACCCTTTTTCTATTTGTTGCCATGTTTTAAAAATCCTTTGAACAGTTGTTCGTCAATATGCCATCGGCCCCCAACTTTTGTCCCGAGATCGTATTTCTGAACCCAGGACGTTATTGTGGGGCGAGAAGGTTTACCAAGGCCAAAGGCAAAAGTAATTCCGATGGCCTTGGTAACATTAATATATCTTCTATTCGGGTCAATTTTCATCTTCGGGGCCGCCTGATTCGTTTCTCAGGTTCTTCTTTTTTTTCTGTTGCGGCTGATCGCCTGGGCCGTCTGGTTTTTTCGGGTTCGGGCTCAGGTTCGGGCTCAGTTTTTTCGGGCTCAATATCGCCATCCTGTATGGCCGCACATTTGGTGAATGTATCTTCAGGGCAGGTTTCACATTCAGGATATTTGTCGCAGTCAACTCCGAATTCATAATCCGCTGGGCAAGAATTATTGTCTTTTGGTTCTTCCTTATCGAACTTTGGTTTTCTCCGATTTTCCCGTCTGGGTGTTTGGGGCTCTGGTTTATCTTCGTCCCCGCCCTCTCCATCCGTATCCAGCCCCAGAAATTCTGCTGTAAATTCTTCTACGGTAGGGACAATAAGCATTTTATCCAGCGGATAGGTGTCGTCAAGGATGCTGTCTTCATAAGCAGTCCGGTCTTCAAAATCAATTGAGCTGACTTCAACAAAAGAATTGGAACCCTTTTTCCCAAAAGTTTTTTCTTTGCCTTTAAATTTCAGTGTTTTCCCTTCTTCAATATCAGAGAAAAGAATGATGCCATCGTCATCGTTTTCGGCTTCTTCCAGTAATTGGGCTTCAAAAAGATACCGGGAATGATCCCAAAGTTGGATATCTTTTTCTGGTTCATCGTAATCATAAATATTGTAAAGACATCGCCAGGTGGGTTTTAAGGCGTCAGTTATCTTTTCGTCCGGTTCGTCTTTCTGAAATTCGGAATCTCTCTGGGTGCAGGCTTCACAAGGCATACCAAACATTTCCCGGAGGCAGAGCATGGTTTTGTTTTCGGGTCCAACATTTCGATGGGCGGCATATTCGACCTTATACTCTTCATCGCCAGGTTCCAGCCCTACCAATTTGCCATTGAATGTTTTGAGTTTCTTGTACCATTCTTCGGAAATAATAAAAGGCAGGATGTCGATCACATTCTTTTTCTTCCCAGCTGTTGCTTTGTACTGATTGACCTTACCTTTTTTGCCTGATTTTGAGAGATCCAGAATATCGTTGCCACCATATTTTGAAACATCCCGATTTTTGACAGCTCCTTCGGTTCTTGCCCTCAATGCTGCTTTTCGTTCTTCTTTTGATTTTCTCGCCATTTTACTTTCTCCTTTGTTATTTAATGTATTTAAAGAGATAATTTTTTACCTATACCCTTATATATCCCTTTATAAGATCGTTTAAATACGGGCATATCCTTTGGCGTAATACCTATCTTCTTGGTCGTCTTCCTGCCGATCTGAGCTTCTTATCGGTCTTTTCAGCCTTTTTGTCTGCAAAGCGTTTGCCCGGTGGAATTTCCTTGGGTTCTTTGGGGCCTGAAAACCAATTTGATACATGAAGCTGAACCAGCATTTCAAGTGCTTTCTTCTTGTGGTCAAGGGCTCTGAGCACATTGGAGAAAACATCCAGCCGATATGTGGCTTCGTTGAATTTTGCTTGGGCCTTGAATCCATTATTGTCTTTTTCAGACATCAGGCATAAAATGGTTTCATTGACAGAATCATTGGTGGCTTTTGCCAGATCAAATTCAGTTGGGTTAGATCTGATATTGAGGCTTGTCTGGGCTCGCCATAATTCCAATTTCTCTTTGTAATCCCGCTGATCTTCAATAGCTTTCCGTTTCAATTCGCTATATTTTAAATACAGTGCTGGTTGATGCAGCCATTCCTCTTCCAATAGGTCCGGGTCTATTGCGATATCATTTTCATACTCGCTCATGGTCCAATCTCCTTTTTATTTGTGACAAATGGATAGTTTGATTTATCCTCAATTGGGGTTAATTTTTGAAGCCGATCAAAGGCTGTTTCCATCACCTCTGCCCTGGCCTTGTAGAATGCTACTTGGTCTTGCAGTTTACAGGCGTACAGGGTCACGAAAAGGCCAATTATACACAGCGCTATTACCAGCAGGTATGCTTTGGTTGGATTCATTTGCTTTTTGCCTTCTGCGGGGTATGGGTATCAACGATTAATTCCTGC